AAGGTTGATGATGGTGTACACAAAGGTATCGCCTATTTTGATTCAGATCTTAAGATAACTAGAACAGTTGCTGCTGGTACTGCTGATGTTGACACATCTTTCCAAATATTAACTGCTACATCTGGTGGTGTTCCTACATGGACTACAACTGTAGATGGAGGCACTTATTAAATTATAAACTGAGGTTATTATGACACCTGATGAAGCAAATGCACTCATGCAAGTTATGAGTGAAAAAGTAAATCAATTGACTAGAGAAAATATGTTATTTGAGTCAAAAATAATTTATTTGACTCAACAATTGAAAAAATTTGAAGATGATAAATCCTCTGAAATCCTAGAACCCGATGGCAAGTCCAAATAGTAAAGCCACTCTCAAAGAATATTGCTTAAGACAGCTTGGTAAACCTGTCATTGAGATTAATGTTGACGATGATCAAGTAGATGATTTGCTTGATGATACTATACAACTTTTCAATGAGAGGGTTTATGATGGTGTCGAGAGAATGTATTTAAAATACAAACTCACTGAAAATGATATTACAAATGGTGGTGGAGGAAGTGCAAACGCAGGCAGAAATGAAACTGTAACTGCTACAGATAATAACGATGGTGCTTCTGGTACTTCTCGTACTCTTAATTTTGAACAAGGAAGAGGATATTTAACATTACCAGACCATATCTTAGGTGTTGAAGGAATCAAAAAAGTTTCTAACACTATGGTTAATAATATGTTTGGTTTTAGATATCAGTTTTTTTTAAATGATTTCTATAATTTCTATGCATATGATATTCTTAATATGGAAGTTACATTGCAGTATCTAGAAACATTAAATTTTTTAATAGAAGGTAATAAAGACGTTAGATTTAATAAGGTAACAAATAGACTCTACATTGATATTGATTGGGATTTAGCACAAGCGAATGATTATATTGTTGTAGATTGTTATAGAGCTTTAGACCCTGTGACATTTACTAAAGTATATAACGAAAGATTTGTAAAAAGATATGCTACTGCTAAAATTAAAAAACAGTGGGGTCAGAATTTAATAAAATTTACTGGTATCAAAATGCCTGGCGGAGTCGAGTTTAATGGTAGACAAATATATGATGATGCTACTCAAGAATTAAGTACTATTGAGGAACAAATGTTATCAACATATGAAACACCTCCATTAGACTTTGTAGGATGATATGGCTAAAAACGTATACTTTACTATAGGTACGAAGTCTGAACAAAGACTTTATGAAGACTTGATCATCGAGTCTATGAAAATTTATGGTCTTGACGTATATTATCTACCTAGAGAAATGGTAACAACCGATAGGTTGTTTAGAGAAGATACTCTTTCTAAATTTGATGAGAACTATCTCATAGAAATGTATCTTACAAACTATGATGGATTTGAAGGTGATGGAACATTACTAACAAAATTTGGTGTAAGAATATCAGAAGAAGCAACATTTATTGTATCAAGACGTAGATGGGAAGATTTGATACAAGCAAAATCAAACAATCTTGTTTCTGCTGAAAGACCAAATGAAGGAGATGCAATATATTTCCCATTAACAAAACAGTTATTCCAAATTAAATTTGTAGAGAATGAAACACCTCTAAGACCTCTTGGAGATGTACCTACATTTACACTCGTTACTGAACTCATGGAGTTTGCTGATGAGAGACTTGAAACTGGTCTTGCTGAAATTGATAAAATTGCTGCAGAAGCAGCATACTCTATTGTTCATAAAGTCACTAGTGGTATCAAGTACATTTACATTACTTCTGCTGGAACTGGATATGGTTCTGGTACAACAGTTACATTTAATACTTTAGCTGGTGCTGTTCCTCCAACATCTATTGTTCCTACAGTTACAAATGGATCTATAGCATCAATTGCAATATCAAATCCTGGCAGTGGATATACAACAACTGCTCCAACAGTAACTATTGGTGGCACTGGAACTGGTGCTACAGCACAAGCAATTCTATCTGCTGGAGGTAATTTTACATTCGGTGAATTTGTATATGGTACAAAGTTTACCGCAGATGTAATTGCATCTAATCCAAATGCTACTTACAATTTAACAAACGTATTTACGATTCGTAAAGTAGGAAGTGGATATACTACTGCTCCTCTAGTTACTATAGGAAAACCTGATGCTGTAACTGCAACAGCTACTACCTCTTTGTTATCTGGTGCAGTTGATACTATAGCTTTAACATCTGGTGGACAAGGATATCCCGATAACTTAACCAATGTTCCTACTAGTGGTGGTACTGGTACAGGATTAAAAGTAAATACTACAGCTGTTAATGGAGTTATTACTAGTGTAACAATTCATACTAGTGGTAATGGATATACAGTTGGTGATACCATTAATATAGTTCCAAATGGGTTTGGTGGAACTCAAGCAGTAATTACATTATCTACTGTATCTAGTCGTGTATCTTCAGTTGTAATGACTAGTGGTGGTAGTGGATACACATCTACACCTACAGTTACATTATCTGCTCCAGAAACATCTGGAGGAACTACAGCTACAGCTACAGCAAATATGAGTGGTGGTGCTGTTGCCTCGATTACGGTAACAAATGCTGGTACTGGATATACATCTTCACCCACAGTTACCATTGCTGAACCAACTAAAGTACAAGCACTTGCACAAGCAACAGTAACAAATGGAACTATTTCTGCTGTAACTTTAACTACTGCTGGTAATGGTTATGTAAGTAAACCTAGAATCATTATTGCTCCATCTCCTAGTGAACCAAAAGGTAAGGTTGCAAGATGGGATGTGACAAACAAAGAATTAGAACTTATAGATATAGTAGGAACATTCTCTGATGATGATACTTTGATTGGTGTTGAATCACAATCTGAAACTGTCATAGATAGTTTCAGTAGTATAGAAAATGAGAACGCATCTAATTCTGAAAACGATTGGTTTGAAACTGAAGGTGATAATTTAATCGATTGGTCGGAAGGTAATCCATTTGGTGAATTTGGTAATTCTGGAGTATTCTAATGTTAGGAAAACATTTTTATCACGAAATTCTTAGAAAGACTATTATTGGTTTTGGAACTATATTTAATAATATAGAATTACAAAGAACTGATAATGCTGGGAATGTCGTACAAACAACTAAAGTTCCTTTGAACTATGGCCCAAGAGAAAAGTTTCTTGCAAGAATAGAGGCGGAACCTTCATTGGATGGTCGTGCTGAAACACAAATTACATTACCTAGAATTTCATTTGAAATGAAAGGTATTAATTATGATCCATCTAGAAAGTTAGGCCCCGTACAAATACAAAGATCACAAAAAACTAGTGATACAGAAAAGAGTTACTCTACATACAGTCCTGTACCATATAACTGTGAATTTGAATTAAACATTTTAAGTAAAAATAACGAAGACTCTGTACAAATATTAGAACAGATTTTACCTTATTTTCAACCGATGTTTAATATTACAATTAATTTAATAACATCAATTAGTGAAAAGAAAGATATACCTATAATTTTAAACAATGTTGGAATCTACGATGACTATGAATCAGATATGAGTACAAGAAGAACCTTGATTCATACTCTTAATTTTACAGCAAAGACATATATGTACGGACCTGTATCTACTGCTGAAATGATTAGGAAGGTTAATGTTGATATTAGTGCTGCAATGACAACTGGATCTAGACACGTTAGATACAGTACAGAACCAGCTGCTAAAGTTGATCAGAACAGAGATGGTACATCAATTCCACCTACACAGTTTAATGTTTCTAGTAATACTATTACATTATCAAGTCATGGATTTGTTACTCAGGATAAGGTTACATACAATCAAGACACATCTGGTACACCTGTTGGTGGATTAACTGATAAGAATAATTACTATATAATTAAAATTGACAATGATAACTTTAGAGTTGCAAAATCAAAATCTTATGCTAGACAAGGATTTGCAATTGACATTACTGCACAACCTACAGGTAATGATCATAAGTTCTCTGTAATCAATACATTAGATGATGCATTTATGGATGCAGGCGATGACTTTGGATTCAATGAAAGCTGGACTAATTTCTAATGAGTGATACATTTGACAAATTAAATAACACCTTCAATATAGAGGTTGATAATACAGGTGAGATGCCCAATAAATTATCAAAGGTAACGAATGAACCTCCAACAGGAGAGACAGATGTTCATGATGATTATCAATATAGTCGTGCTCAATTATATTCATTGATTGAGAAGGGTCAAGAAGCGATTCAAGGCGCTTTAGATGTTGCACAGAACACAGATCACCCTAGAGCATATGAAGTCGCTGGTAACTTAATTAAAAACATAGCAGATATTGCAGATAAATTATTAGATACACAGAAAAAACTAAAAGATATAGAAGAAGAAAAACCAAAAGGTCCTTCTACAGTAAATAATTCAGTATTTGTTGGTTCTACAGCAGAACTGCAAAAAATACTTAAACAAAAAATGTCAGATAAATAGAATTAAACGAGGATAAAAGTCATGTTATTAAAAGGTGTAGAAGCAGCATTGGGTACTAACACTGCTGGTGCTAATATTTTTAGTAATGCGAGACTGGTTCGTGTTGTGAATACAACTACTACTGCACATCTAGTTACACTAGTGGCATCAGTTGGTGGATCAGCACTTGGTTCTTTTACTTTAATCGGTGGTGAGTCAGTCTTATTAGAAAAAGAACCATTAAACGGTATCTTTGCTGCAAATGCTGGAGTTAAAGCTTCTGCTGTAGGATATACAAACTAATGGAATGGGATCTAGAAGATCTTAAACAATCCATTATACAAAGTTCTATTGATCATGAAAAAATTATGGACGACACATTTATTGAATCTTTGAAATCAGAGGGCTTTGTTTATGATGAAGACAAAGACAGATGGTTTCGTTTATGGAATGATGGTGATGATATTGGTTTAGAATTATATAAGAAACAACCTGACGGTAAATGGGAACAAATTTTGTCAGGTCAAAGTGAGGATAGTGCTTTCCATGAAGATATCATATAGAACTTGTTTAGCATGTGATTCAACATGGTTAGAAGGACAATTATACTGGAGTGACGGTAAAATTGGATGTCCACATGATCTTGCAGGCTTACTTTGTAATGATCTGAAAGATCCAGATTGTATAAATCCATGTAAGGGGTCCAATAGCGGAACCACATGGGAACATAAAAGATTTTGGCAAGATAAAAAATGAAACTAGAAATTAAAAAATCACTTAAATATCTTTGTTCAGTAATTATCATTGGACAATTGTGTGTAATTATGGTACAATTAAACCGTAAATCAGGATTTACATGTAGAATGTCTCCTGATAGAATTGTTTATTGCTTACAAAGATGATCACACCAAGAGCTCCTAAACCTAAAATAAGTTTTTTTGAAAGACTTCTAAGGTTATGGAATAAAGACAAGAATAGGTAAAAATACCTTTGTTGTCATAAATAATAGTGTAAAATTACGGGCCCACGGCTTAAAATCGTGTCTCACTATACAGTCGGTTATCACGACTTACAACATCATCATTATGAAATATGTGAATATGCTACTGATGCATACGAAGCAAGAATAGAAGCATTGGAGGATGTTCCTGATTTGAAAGGGCATCCTCATTTTATTGACTATGTTACTAAGGAGGAACAATGAAAAACTTACCAATCAAATCATCATGTATTCTTTTTGGTTTAATTATTGGAACAGGATCTTTTCTTATACCAATAGCATGGGCTCATCCTATATTAGCATAAAAAATGGAATTAAATGATTTTAATGTGAACAGTGTGCTTGACGAAATACGTCCTTACATTGAAGCAGATGGAGGAATACTTGAGTACGTTGCAATAGATTACCTTAAAGAAGGACCTATTGTAATGATTAGAATGTTGGGTGCTTGTGCTGGATGTGCTATGAGCGCCCAAACTTTAACTATGGGTATTGAACAAGCAATTAAAGATAAATTTCCAGAAGTTCAACAAGTTATCAATGTATGAATGAAGTTGTTTGGTCAATCAATATAATGTGTGGTATACTGTTGATAGCAGTAGGTATTGTAATTTACTACATATTTAAGTACGATGAATTTTGGCCTAATGAATAAAAAACTGATTACTGTTTTGAGTATTCTAAGTCTTTCTGCAGCTGTTAAAGCTGAATTAGTAGCAGATTTTACTGATGAAAATTTTGATATGAATGTATTTGCTCAAGAATGGAATCAGGGGTTGAGAGAATGGGAATCGGAGAAACGTAGAACCGATCCAGAAACATCTATAAATAAAGCATTAACAGGATTCTGGGAGGAAAATTATGGGAGCGATGATACCCCCAAGCAGGAAGAGTTGTTACAACTTCCGAGTGACGGAGATTAATCGTGTTGTTGACGGCGATACTATTGATGTCACCATTGATCTTGGGTTTGACTTATACAAGAAAGAAAGAGTTAGAATTGCAGGA